AGTAGCTGTCCCTGTAGATAATACTTCTGATTTTACAGACGGGGCATCTATTCTATTATTAATATCCTCACTTGGAGCTGAAAATTCTGAAATAGTTACATCTACTTCAAATACAGCTCAATCATTTACAACTTTGGCAACAGTGATGGCTCATAATCGTGGAGATATTGTTAGTGAAATAAAGTGGGACCAGATAGTAATATCGAAAAGTACAACTATTGACGGTGCTTACTCAGTATTAACAACCCAAACAATCTTTACTACACAACAAAATACAATCATTTTTGACACGACAGGATTATCAACTGATTACTATAAACTTCAGTGGAAAAATTCACTTACTGGACTTCTTTCAGATTATTCAACAGCAATAAGTGTTGATGCTTACCCAACTAATTCAGCGGCTAATCTTATTTATCCGGTTTTAGAAGCAATGGGAATTGCAAAAGATGATAAGAGAATTACAATCCCTTTCTGTCTTTCAGCAATTGATGATGCTCGTAAATACACAGAAGGCAAGCTTTACGGTATAAGACATGCTTGGCAACAAGAGTTTGAATTTCCAATTAAGATGCTAGCAGGGAATAACTATGTTGATTTACCTACTAATATAGATTTCAGTGAAACAGACAGGTCAGTTCTAGCTGCCAGGTTTGCAATCACAGGTATTTTATCACCATATAATTTATCATATATAGATAAACGTTCTTGGAACGCAACCTCATATTCAGTTTCTGGAGGTACAACTTCAGCATCAGCTTTAACAGGAGCCGTTTCAATAACGCTAGATAATGTGGGAGATTTTCCGGATAGCACATCAGGTGTTGCTTATGTAGCAACTACAGCATATACACAGTCAATGATTCAGATTGCCTACACATCTATAGATTTAACAACCAATCAACTTTTAGGAGTAACAGGAATTACTCGCGATATCCCGTCAGGGACCAGGGTTTGGTCGAGACCCACAGTTTCACAGCCTATCTATTATACAGTCTACGATGATAAACTGTTTTTCGATAATGTAATTACCGATGCAATGCAAGGAACAAATCTTTACATTGATTACTACAAAAAGATTGATGCGGTTACAAGTCTTTCTCAAGAGCTCCCAGAGCATTACAGAGAGATTTATAAATGGTATCTACGCTATGCAATTAAGTATCGAAAGGATACTGACTTGCCAAGCAATGACCCAGATTATAAAAAGTTTGAAGACTTAGTGCAAGCTTTGGTCAACAATCTTTATACAGGTCAAGCTACAACAATAATAACAAGTTAATTTTAAAAAAACTATGGCAAAAACCCCATTTAAAAAATCATCTAGTAATCCAAACAAAAAAGATAGAAAATTTTATCAAGCTTGGATTTCTATGAGATATAGATGTTTAAATGACAAAAATTATGTCAAGAAAAATATCTCAATTTGTAAAAGATGGAGTAATTTTGATTATTTCTTTACAGATTTGTGGGATGAATATTTAGTTCACTATAAAACTCATGGGAAAGATACACAATTAGATAGAATAAATAATAAAAATGGATACTCTAGAACAAATTGTAGGTGGGTCACGCAAAAACAAAATACTAATAATAGAGACAATAGACATACATTTAAAGGTAAAACCTTAACAGAGTGGTCAGAGATACTAAATATTAAAAGAAGTACTTTGGCTCAAAGGTATTATGTTTACAATTGGTCTGTAAACAAAACCTTAAACTTTAATAATTAATAATTGCAGTAAAAGTTATATTTATATAGCGTAATACTGACAATACAAATTTATCGCTAAAACAAATCCGTTGATTCCGTTAGTTGACATTCAACAACAGGAACAACCTTCAAACGATAGTTCATATCAGTTGATTACCTTTGGTACAATTACTGGTGGAACTCCATACGCAGGTGCAACATATGCAAATATCTTTGCATTAGAGTGCTTGCTTCAAGACTTAGATGGTTCAGCTGTTTATCAAATGACTGGTACAGTTGCTGTTCCAGCTTGGTCAGCAGTAGGTTCTGGTGCAGCAGGTGCAACAGGTCCAACAGGATATACAGGTCCAACTGGATATACTGGTGATGCAGGTTCAGCTACAGATACAGGTGCAACAGGTTATACAGGATATACTGGTCCAACAGGATATACTGGTGATGATGGTGCAGCTTCAACAGTTACTGGCCCAACAGGTTATACTGGCCCAGACGGTCCTACTGGCCCAGACGGTCCTACTGGCCCAACAGGTTATACTGGCCCAACTGGAATTACTACAATTGTAAATGCAATTACTACTACAGTTGGTGGAAGTGCTACTGAAAACTTTTCAGCTGGAGCTTTCGCTAATGTCCTTGTTACAGATACTATCTACTTAACATTAGTTGATAATGGTGAAAACAATGTTTTAATCTTATCTGCTGTTACTAATAATGCTTCTGCTGATATTATATTTAGTGGAGACCCTTCAAGTGATACTATCTTAAACGTATTGGTCTTACGACCATAGTAGAAAGACTTTAGTTTTTCTCTCCTTCACTTAACTTTGCGGATGAGTGAGGGGATAGGAAAGTTAAACCAAATTTATGCCAAAAAATACTATAGAAGATGTTAAGATTCCATATCCAACGGAGGGAGTGATTCGTTCAGCTCAGTTAAACGATACTGTTTGCCCAGAGAATTCTGTTCAGCTAGCAATTAATATGAACTTCGATAGGATAGGTTCAATGGTTACCAGACCAGGAGTAGCTACTTATGCCACAACTCTAGCCGGAAGTGTCACATCTTTTGGTATTTTAAATACGCAAGGAGGAACTGATAGACTTTTTGGTCAGGTAGCAAAAGATATTTCAGCATGGAACGGGTCTACATGGACTTCAGTCAGAACAACTACTGTAGAAACTAAAGCTAGATTCAGCCAGTTTTTAAATGAAACTTGGATGGTAAATGGTAATGCCGGTGACCCAGTAATGAATTCAGCTGGTGCAGCTTTTACAGATACAACAGTTCCAGCAGATTTCCCTAAAGCAGATTTCATTGAAGCAGGTTTTGACGGTAGAGTATGGGTAGCTGACTCAGCTAATGATATTATTTACTACACAGATATTGTTCAATCGACAGACGGAACAAGTTATGATGCACTAACTTTTTCTTTAACTGAAAACTTTATAGCTAAATTTTCTCCTCAAGACGGAGAATCAATAACTGGATTATTCAGAGTTCCTAAAGCTTTACTTATTTTCAAAGAGAATCATATTTACCGTGTTTATGGAACAACAAATGTTGACCCATATCCAGCTTATAATGTAGGTACTTATTCTCAAGAATCAATCGTGCAAGGAAAAGATGGCGTTTACTTCCATCACTCTTCTGGTTTCTATAAATTTACTTATGATAGTCAGCCGACTGAAATATCTCGTAGAGTATCAGACTTTGTAAAAGCTATACCGCGAGCTGCTTATGAAAACATTTCTGGTATTTACGATGGATTTGATGCGGTGAAATGGTCAGTTGGACCAATCACAGTTGAGGGTGTTACATATAAAAATTGTCAGATGAGATATACTATTTCTACTCAAGTGTGGACTGTATATGATTTTGCTGATAATTCAATAACTGCTTTAATATTATATGATGATGGAACAACTATTGAACAAGTAGCAGGAACTGGCACCGGATTAGTTGGTAAATTAGATTCAGGTAAAACAGATTTTGATAAACCAATATATTTCGAGATGATTGATAGATGGCGTTCTTATGCAGAAATGTATTCACATTCAAAGAAACTTAGTGGTATGGCTATTATGACTGAAAATGCAGGTGGAGTTTTAGTTCAATCTCAAGTAGACAAAGAAACAGTAAATAAATGGGATGATGTTGGCACTATCAAAGGTGATTACTCATCTTTATTCCCTAGCTTGATATCAAATGACTTTAACTTAATTAGGTTTAGAATTAAAGGATATTCTACAGGCACTCCAATAGTGTTTAATGGAATTGAAATACTTAGACTTCAAGACGAAGGTTTTGAAGAAAATTAATTATGAATTTATCAGAATTAAAATTAGATAGATATTTATATCGTGATAACTCCCAGGACTCTGAAACAAAGGATTCTACTTTCGTTTCTGCTGATTCTTCTGAACAAGAAGCTACACCTATTTATTCTGGTGGTGCGGCTCAAGATATTAATACTGGTAATGTTCAAATAGATGGTGGTCAATTAGAACCAGGTACTTATCCTGTAACTGTCCTTGATGTTTCAAACTGGGGATGGGGACAAACATGTGCTTTTGAGTCAGATACTTTAAATAAAATTAAATGGGGAGCTGGAGACTTTATTTCTGCTGACGGGACAACTTATTCTATTGATGCTGGTGATACTGGAGTAATGACAGGTAAAAATTATATATATTTATCACTACTTGATTCTGAAACTGAATATCAAGTAACCGATACTTCTTCAGATTCAGTTGGAGTTGGAAAAGTTCTAATTGCAGTTGCTGAAAATGCAGCAGATAGTGCTACTTATAATTTACAAGAAGCTACTCAAATTGTAGGAGATAATATTCTCGCTAACACAATTGATGCCTCAAGAATTAAAGCTGGAACAATTACAGCTACTCAAATATCAGCCA